ATTACTTTAAGCAATAGGTATAAAAATTGAGAGAAAGATTATATGGCTAAGGGTCACATGGATAAGATAGATAAGAAGACCAGGGATAGGCATTTCCCTGAGTTCAGTGGTGGTAAAGGTAGTCACCCTAGAAAGAGTACAGGCGAGACTAGAGAAGCCTTTAAGAAGGGCTATGACGCTATAGACTGGTCTAAGAAATGAGTGAAATCGAATACAACCTCTGTCCACAAGGGCAAGTTCTACAGGATTTTGCAGACTGTAGGGCTAGAAACTCCTTCATCATGGGGCCACTAGGTTCAGGTAAGACAGTTCAATGTATCCTTAAACTGTTTGACCTAATGTGTGAGCAGGAACCAGTATCTGACCCTGAGCATAAGAACTACGGTGTCCGACTATCTCGTGTGATTGCTGCTCGTAATACCTATTCCGAACTGTTCTCTACCACAATTAAGGACTGGCTGGAGATACATGGGGACTTAGGTGACTTCAAGCAAGGCAATAAGGAACCCCCTACACATTTTTTAAGGTTTAATTTAGACGATGGCACACGAGTGGAGTGTGATGTCGTGTTTATTGCCTTTGACCGCCCTGAACACGTTAAGAAAGCGCGTGGTATACAGACTACTTGGGTGTGGCTAAACGAGACTAAAGAGCATTCTAAGGCTGTATTGGACATGCTTGACCTGCGTCATGGCCGTTACCCCTCTCCCAAAGAAGGATGCCGCCCTACACACCACGGAATGATTGGTGACTCTAACGCCCCCGATGAAGACCACTGGTATTTTAAGCTTGCTGAGATAGAACGTCCTGAAGATTGGTCATTTTTTAGACAGCCAGGTGGCGTATTCAAGGATGGGGAAGAGTGGAAGATTAATGATAATGCTGAGAACCTTGTTAACTTGCCTGACCAGTATTACAAGCGAGGCTTGAACGGTAAGACTAACGACTGGATTAAGGTTAACCTAGCGAATGAGTATGGATTCGTGTCTAACGGTAAGCCTGTCCACCCAATGTATACTGATTCGGTACACTGCCAGCACCTAGACTTTAAACCATCTATCGACTTTCCTATTGTTCTCGGCTTTGACTTTGGGCGAACCCCTGCTTGCGCGTTCTTACAGAGAACAGCTATCGGCAGATGGATATGCTTTGACGAGATGGTACTGACTGACTCTGGCGCTGTGGACTTTGCTCCAACCTTGAAGCGGTATATCGAAGAGAACTATCCAAATCACGAGTTTAAGGGCTGGGGTGATCCGTCAGGTAACAACAAAAACCAGTCTAACTCCGAGACTCCGTTCCAGATCATGCGGGCTGCTGGCATACCCTGCCAACCAACAGCTACTAATGACCCATTAAAGCGTAGAGCCGCCCTAGAAGTACCCATGAAAGAGATGTGCATGGATGGTAAGCCGCGATTCACTGTCTTACCTAAAGCTACAATGATCCGTAAAGGACTTCAAGGTGGCTTTTGTTATAGACGAGTACAGACCACAGGCGAAAGGTACACGGATGAACCAGATAAGAACGAATACTCACACCCCGTTGAAGCCCTTGAGTATGCCTTGCAAGGTGAGGGAGAGGGTAGATCCGCACTTAGGGCTACAGGAAACTTCACAAAACCAGTTACGGCCAAAGTCAACTTTAGTGTGTTCTAAAGTTTACATTGTTTTTATGCCTGACACTGGGCATTGGTGGAGTCCGTTTCTAAAAAAAGACATACGGCATTGTTACCTGTTGGTTCCATCAGGAGAAAACTTAATCCAGTTTGAAAAAGTCCAGAGATCTGTTGCTTTATTTACCGTAAACAAAGAAAAGAGTATAATCGAGGATAACTACATCATGGTTAGTTGGGAGCCTAAAGAGTGTTCTCAACCTTTGTTTATGCTTAATACTTGCGTTGGTCATATCAAACAAGTTTTAGGTATTAATAAACCATTTATTTGGACACCATACCAACTCCTAAAATATTTGAGGAAGAACAATGAGAAGCCCAAAAGCGCCTAAACCAACTGCCGAAGCAATGGCTGCTGAGATTCGTACACGAAGACTGCTTGACGAAGAAATTGAAGAAAATGAGCGCAGAGTTAAGGCAATGGCGCGGGCAAAAGGTGTAAGTAAGTCACTGCGTGGCTCGCCTGTTGCTAGAGCTACCAGAGGAACAGCACAAGGCATGTCGCGTCTTGGTCGTGGCGCTTCTGGCGTTATTGGTGTTGGTGGGCGAGGCTCTTACGGTGGTGGCGCTAGTGGCAGAGGTGGATATCTAAGAAGCCTTATTAGTAATCAAGCTGTCAATACACCTAGACCTGGAAACACAACGGAGAAATAATGAAGCTTCCTAAAGAGGTTGGTTCACTCAAGGACTTAAAACGCAGAGAGGCTAATGCGTTTAGTCGATCAGTTCATTGGCATGATCAGCTAGATGACGCATACGAATACTTTCTCCCTAATAGAAACTTGTTTGACGACAACCAAGCAGGCCAAAAGAAGATGGAGCGCATCTTTGACTCTACTGCCCTTGAAGCTATTCAGCAAGGCGCAAGTAAGTTGCAAGAAAATATCGCACCTATTTGGTCACGCTGGGCTACATTCCAACCTTCTAATTGGGTATTAGACGCTCTGGAGTCTGGTGATTATGATGTTGACGAAGAAGCCATCAGGAATAACCTGGAGAAACAGGCTGAGATTGTATTCGATTACATCAACAGGTCGAACTTTGCTACTCAGTTCTATGAGCATTCCCTTGATCTTCTTATCGGTACAGGCACGTTACGTATCGACGAAGATGATGACGACGAAATGCCTATTATTTTCACTGCAATTCCGCAAAAAGGTATTGCATTTGAGGAAGGGCCGCAAGGTAATATCGAAACTCACTGGCGTAAGTTTAAAGTAAAAGCGCGTGACCTGAAGCGCAAGTGGTCAGGCTTCAAGCCATCTAGTGCTATTGCCTCCAAGATCGAAAACTCACCTGAAGCTGATGTTTCTCTTAGTGAAGGCGTAGTATATATCCCAAAAACTAAGTCTTATTATGGCTGCTTGTGGGTTGAGGGTGAAGACCATATTAGCTGGACAGAAGACTATGGCACATCTAGCCCCTGGGTAACTGGTCGATACTCTAAAGTGTCTGGCGAGATCCGAGGTCGTGGCCCTGCATTGCAAGCATTGCCTGATGTTCGCTCTCTAAATAAAGTTAAAGAGTTTTCACTACAGAAAGCCGCTATTGATTTGGCAGGTATGTACACTGCAACTGATGATGGCGTAACTAACCCCTACAATATTGCTATAAGCCCAGGCGTGGTTATTCCAGTTGGTTCTAACAACTCAGCTAACCCTTCAATACAGCGACTAGATACTGGTGCAAGTCTGCAATTATCGCAGTTTGTTGCATCTGAACTACAAATGTCTATTAAGAAAGCGTTGTTTAACGACTTGCGTGACCCTAATGGTGCTGTGCGTAGTGCTACAGAGGTTGCTATCGAGTCACGGGAACTGGCTAAGCGAATTGGTTCTGCATTTGGTCGTTTGCAGACTGAAGTATTAATACCAATTCTAAAGCGTGTTGTTTATATCCTGACTCGTCGCGGTCTTTTGCAGCCTATTGAGATTGGTGGGCGTGATGTTGCTATTAAGTTTACCTCGCCTCTTGCTAAGTCGCAGGATGGTGAAGACATACTCAATGTGCAACAGGCTGTGTCGTTTGTATTGCAGACAGCAGGGCCAGATCAGGCTAAGATGGCTTTCAAGCTAGAAGATTTTGGTACATGGGCAGCAGAGAAGACAGGTATGCCTGCTGAACTTGTACGTAATCAGCTAGAAAAAGAAACCATTATTCGTGCAGGAGCAGAGGCGGCACAAGCCGGAATGGACGTACAGGCTAAACCGCCCATACAGCAATGAGTTGGACAGAAATAGATAAGGCTTCAGTTGACCCTGAGGCCGCAACTAAGCAAAACAACAAGAAACGCCAACAAATATCAGAACTGGCTAAAGCGTACCATCGGTGTTTAACATCAGAAGATGGTGCGCGAGTCTTGGCTGACCTATCTAAGCGTTTTATCTACGATAACAACACTTCTTTTTCATCATCTAATATAGACTATGAAGCCGCATATCATAATGGTGAGGCGGGGGTCGTTAAGTTTCTTATCAATCAACTCCAACAAGCGGAGATAGTATGACTACTAAACCTAAAAAGCGGGCTAAGGCTCCCGCTAAAAAGCCAGTGCCAGCCCCAAAATTAGAAGTGATGATTGCTGATGAGCATAAAGATGAGATCGTTACACTAGGGTTTGACATGGAATGGCTAGAAAAAATAGCCAAGAAGCACAAGATTACCAAGTTCGAGTATGTGAATAAGCTAAAAGCGTTTAGGTGTTACCAAAAGGAACGCCATGCTGACTGGCTAAGCGTTAATGATATTGCACATATCAATGGACAAAAAGATATTGTTGATATAAATTTGCACTACCAAGTTCCTGCAAAGGACAATCAAGTGTTTGATTTACGTTGGAGATAAATATGAGTGAAGAACAGGCCGCAGTTGAAGAGCAAACAAGCGATACCCTGCTAGATGAGTCATCCCCTACTCTTTCGGAAGGTGAGTACTTTCTTTCCGAGGGAATTAAAGGTACAGGTGAAGCACCAGAGTGGTACAACGGATCAAAATATAAGTCCGTAGCAGACCAGGCTAAAGCATATACTGAGTTAGAAAAGAAGTTTGGTGGTTTTAAAGGCTCACCGAAAGATGGATACACTGCTCCAGAAGGTGTTGAGTCGGGTGATGCGCTTCTTGAAGAGTTAACTGCTTTTGCCCAAGACACGAATATGTCTCAAGACGCATTTGGTCGGGCATGGGATTTGCTGGTTGCTCAAGAGCAATCGGTAGCTACCGTCACGCAGGAGCAAGAGTTGTCACGACTAGGCGACAATGCTCAGCAGCGAATTAAATCTGTTGAAGGGTTTATGAAAAATAACCTAGACGCAGAAACTTATGAGAAGGCGCGTGATCTTGTAACTACTGCTGACAGTGTTGAACTGATTGAGATGCTTGTTGGCGCTACTGCACCCAAGAAACTTCCTATTGATGGTGGAGAAAGTCCTACAGGAATGACATGGGCAGATATCGAAACTGAGATGTTTAGAAAAGACGATAATGGCAATATGTTGAGAAGTGTAAGTCGAGATCACGAACTCAAAATTCAGAATATGATGCGAGAGTTTGGTGGAGACAAGCCATATAGCCGTACTGTTGGTTGATGTCAATAGGGTGAAAGGTGTATAATCAATGCACTGGACACCCTTTCTTTTAAGGCCCAGTAAATTTAGGTTGAATGCTGACCAATTTACTGGGTACTCAGCTAAGACCTTGAAAATATTTTATTAAGATTACTCTTTTTCGAGGAAAATACTATGAGTACTAATCTATCCGCAGTAGCTGTCACAGAGTTTGACAGTATGGTCAAGCATGCTTATGCAAACGCTGGCCTGTTAAAAAATGCAGTAACCCTCCGTAACAACGTAGTTGGTGATACTTACAAGTTCCGTTTGATGGGCAAAGGTCTTGCTAATCAAAAAGCTAGTTCAGTAGACGTAACGCCAATGGGTGTAACTCACGCTTTCAAAACTGCCACTTTGGCTAACTGGAATGCTCCTGAGTACACTGACATCTTTGATGCTCAAGAAGTAAACTTTGACGAGAAGCAGGAACTGGCTCACACCATCGCTGGTGCTTTGGGTCGTCGTTGCGATCAGCTCGTTATTGACGCAATGGACGCTTCTACTCCTACAGCTTCTACTATTGCTGCTGGTGGCGCTAACCTGACTATGGCTAAAGTTATTGATGCCCAGGTTGCACTCCGTGATCAGGGTGTTCCTAACACTGAGTTGTTTGCTGCTATTGAAGCGCAAGGTCTTGGCGGTCTGTTGGCTGACGAGAAAGCAACTTCTGCTGACTATCAGGCTATTAAAGCTCTGGTAAGTGGTGAGATCGACACTCTGGCTGGTTTCAAGTTTATCGTTATTGAAACTCGCGCTGAAGGCGGTCTTGAAGAAGCTGCTAACATCGTTGATTCTTGGTTCTTCCAGAAGCCCGCTGTAGGTCTTGCAGTTGGTATCGACATGAAGACCAGCATCGACTGGGTTGCTCAGAAGACTTCTTGGTTGTGTAACGGCATGCTGAAAGCTGGCTCTGTTGTTCGCGACGAAGGTGGTCTGGTTAAAGTCCAGTACGACAAAACTGCTTAATTAGTAAGTTTAGAAGGGGGGTTCGCCCCCCTTTTTTTATAAAGGTATTCTATGACTAGCAAGATTCAACTAATTAATAACGCGCTTATTTTGATAGGTGACTTGCCTGTTAATGACTTGGTGGGTAACGAACGCCCAAAAGTTGTTGCTAATAACCTGTACGACAACATTGTGCAAAATGAACTATCAAAGTACCGATGGGGATTTGCTCGTCAAAAAGCACAGCTAAGCAAGTGGTACACTGGCCCTGTAGGAACTGAGTATTCTTCAAAGTACCAATTGCCTTCTGACATGATGGTTTTAATTAAGTTGAACCCCAGTATTCCATACAATGTTTTGAACGGGCAGGTATATTGTAACTACAGTGACACGCTTTATTGTGATTATATTGCCGACACAGATGAAAGTAATTGGCCACCGTATTTTTCTAAGATGATTGAGTACGCATTAGCTAAAGACTTTGCCATACCTATTAGAGACAGCAGTTCTTCTAAACAAGAAATGGCAAATGAATACGTTATTCAGTCAAGGATGGCGCGTTACGCTGATGCACAGCAACACCCTATAACCCCTATTGCAGACAGGCCATTTATAGACGTAAGGTTTTAAATCTGCAATTTTAGATATGAGCGTATAAATGGCTAAGAGCAGATACTTACAATCCAATTTTACATCTGGTGAGCTATCCCCTTTCCTTAAAGGTCGCACTGACCTTGAGCAGTATTACTTTGGCTTAGAAACTGCCGAGAATGTAGTTATTGTCCCTCAGGGTGGAGTTAAGCGTAGACCTGGAACAAGGTATCAAGCTACAGCAGAAGCATCTTTAAACTTTAGAAGCACCTCTGGTTCTAACCTAACCATTACGACTGCGTCTGGCATATCTGCTTCGATACTGAACTACGGCCCAACAACCAATGACGAAGTAACTACTGAAGGCGATACGGCAATAGGGACAACAAACCCCTATGTTGTTGCTAAGTATGCTGGTGATCAAACTGGCTTGCCTGTTAAGTTTATTGATGTGGTGAACATTAGCCTGTTTGCTGGTGGGTCTGGATCTTCCTCTACACAGTTTAAAGTTCAGGGGTCAAATGATGACGCTACTTG